AATAACGGCAGTCCTGTATATATTACTGGTACTCATTACATGTACTTGCAATGGTCAAAAATCGATGTTGGAGCACCAGACTATAGAGATTCAAACAGACTCTTCTTTATATTTTGGGAAGCATGTAAAGCAGATACAAGATGTTACGGAATGTGCTACCTTAAAAACAGACGATCTGGATTCTCTTTTATGTCAAGCGCGGAACTTGTCAACCAAGCTACAATATCTTCCGATGCTAGATTCGGCATACTTTCCAAATCTGGAGCTGATGCCAAAAAAATGTTTACAGATAAAGTTGTCCCAATATCCGTTAATTATCCGTTTTTCTTCAAACCAATTCAAGACGGTATGGATCGGCCAAAAACTGAGTTGGCATATAGGGTTCCGGCATCCAAACTTACTAGAAGAAAGTTGGAGACTAATGAACAACTTAGAGAATTAGACGGACTTGATACAACTATTGACTGGAAAAATACAGGTGACAACTCTTATGATGGTGAAAAGTTAAAACTATTAGCTCATGATGAAAGTGGTAAATGGGAAAGACCTGATAACATATTAAACAACTGGAGGGTTACAAAAACTACATTACGTCTAGGATCTAGAATTGTAGGTAAATGTATGATGGGCTCAACATCAAACGCGTTAGACAAAGGTGGAGACAACTTTAAAAAATTATACTACGCTTCAGACGTTACTAAAAGAAATAGAAACGGACAAACAGCTTCTGGGCTCTATAGCTTGTTCATTCCTATGGAATGGAACTATGAGGGATTCATCGATACTCATGGACTACCTGTCTTCGTTAGAGGCGAAGCTCCAATCAAAGGAGTTGACGGTTATGAAATTACAACAGGAGTTATTGAACACTGGGAAAACGAAGTTGAAGGATTAAAAGGAGATAGTGATAGTTTAAATGAATACTATAGGCAATTTCCAAGAACAGAACAACATGCTTTTAGAGACGAAACAAAAGATAGTTTATTTAACTTAACTAAAATATACGAGCAAATAGACTATAACGAAGAAATGAATAATAATACCACTGTAACAAAAGGTAATTTTCAGTGGCAAAATGGTATTAAAGATACATCAGTTATATTTGTACCAAATAATAATGGAAGATTTTTAATTTCTTGGATACCACCTAAAAATCTTCAAAATAGAGTGATATTAAAGAATGGAACAAGATGTCCTGGTAATGAACACGTTGGAGCTTTTGGCTGTGATAGTTACGACATTAGCGGTACTGTTGATGGTAAAGGCTCTAATGGGTCTTTACACGGATTAACAAAGTTTTCTATGGAAGATGTACCTCCTAATCATTTCTTTTTAGAATATATATCAAGACCGCAAACGGCTGAAATATTTTTTGAAGATATATTAATGTCATTAGTGTTTTATGGTATGCCAATACTTGCAGAAAATAATAAACCAAGATTGTTGTATTATTTAAAACGTAGAGGTTATAGAGGTTTTAGTATGAATAGGCCTGACAAAATATGGAATAAATTATCTCCAGCAGAAAAAGAAATAGGTGGAATACCTAATTCAAGTGAAGATATAAAACAAGCACATGCTGCTGCTATTGAAAGTTATATAGAAAACCACGTAGGTAGAAACGAAGAAGGATATGGTGATATGTATTTTCAAAAAACATTAGAAGACTGGGCTAAGTTTAACATTAACAATAGAACAAAGCACGATGCTTCAATTAGCTCTGGTTTAGCTATTATGGCTTGTAATAAAAACCTATATAAGCCGGTCGCTGAAAGAGCTAAAAAAAATATTAATTTAGGTATTAAAAGATATAATAACGAAGGAATTTTTTCACAAATAATTAAATAAATGGTTGTAACTGATAGTAATAGTATTTTTCCAGATCAAGTTGTTCCTGATGAAGTAAAGTCAAGCTATGATTATGGTATGCAAGTTGGCAAAGCCATAGAGGGAGAGTGGTTTAGCGGAACTAGAACTGGCATGGGTAATAGATACTCTACTAACCTTAATAATTTTAGAAACTTAAGGCTATATGCTAGAGGTGAACAAGCAGTTCAAAAATATAAAGATGAACTAGCTATTAATGGTGATTTATCTTATCTTAATTTAGACTGGAAGCCAGTTCCTGTTATACCTAAGTTTGTAGATATTGTTGTTAATGGAATGTCTGAAAAGCTTTATGAAATAAAAGCTTACGCACAAGATCCTCAATCTTTGCAGTCTAGAACAGAATATGCTAATAGAATATTAAGAGATATTGAAACTCAAGAATATTTAAATAACGTACAAGAAACTCTAGGATTAAATTTATATTCTACTGAAAATCCAGAAGACATGCCTCAAAATCAAGAGGAGTTAGAGCTTCACATGCAGTTAGACTATAAACAGTCTGTAGAAATAGCTGAAGAAGAATTAATAAATAATACTTTAGATAGAAACAGATATGAACTAACTAGACGTAGAATAAATCAAGATCTAGTAGTATTAGGTATTGCAGCTACCAAAACTAGTTTTAATAAAGCAGAAGGCATAACAGTTGAATATGTTGATCCAGCTAGATTAGTTTATTCATATACTGAAGATCCTAACTTTGAAGACATATGGTATGTAGGTGAAGTAAAAAGGATTAGTCTAGCAGATTTAAAAAGACAATTTCCAAACTTAACACCAGAAGAACTAGAGCGTATACAGAAGTATCCAGGAAATAGCAACTATATGTTTGACTGGCAAGGTAGAGATGATAATAACAGTGTTTATGTTCTTTACTTTGAATACAAAACTTATAGTGATCAAGTTTTTAAAATAAAACAAACAGCTACAGGACTTGAAAAAGCATTAGAAAAGCCAGATACTTTTAATCCTCCAGTTAATGACAAGTTTGATAGAGTATCAAGAGCTATAGAAGTATTATATTCAGGGGCTAAAATATTAGGACATGAAACTTTATTAGAGTGGAAAATGGCTGAAAACATGACAAGACCATCTTCTAATTTAGTTAAAGTAAATATGAATTATAATATATGTGCACCTCGCATGTATAAAGGTCGTATTGAAAGTTTAGTTAGTAGAGTTACTGGTTTTGCTGATATGATACAGCTTACTCATTTAAAGCTACAACAGGTAATGTCTAGAATAGTACCTGATGGTGTTTTCTTAGATGCAGACGGTTTAGCAGAAGTAGATCTTGGAAATGGAACTAACTATAATCCTCAAGAAGCTTTAAATATGTACTTCCAAACTGGTAGTATTATAGGTAGATCTATGACTCAAGATGGTGGTGCTAATCCAGGTAAAGTTCCAATACAAGAGCTTTCTACATCAAATGGTATGGGTAAAATTCAAGGTCTTATACAGACTTATGAATATTACTTAAAAATGATTAGGGACGTAACCGGGCTTAATGAAGCTAGAGATGGAAGTACTCCATCTAGTGATTCATTAGTAGGTTTACAAAAATTAGCTATAGCAAACTCTAACACTGCTACAAGACATATAGTACAAGCTAGTTTATATTTAACACTTAAAACTTGTGAAAATATAGCATTAAGAGTAGCTGACTGTTTAGAATTTGATTTAACTAGAGAAGCTTTACGTTCTAGCATTAGCGCTTATAACGTAGGCACGCTCGAGGATATATTTAGTTTGCATCTATATGACTTTGGAGTATTTTTAGAACTAGTACCTGATGAAGAAGAAAAAGCTCAGTTAGAACAAAATATTCAAGTAGCTTTACAAAGTGGTCAAATATTCTTAGAAGATGCTATTGATATTAGACAGGTTAATAATTTAAAACTTGCTAATCAATTATTAAAACAAAGAAGAAAACAGAAACAACAGCAAGACCAACAGGCTCAACAAGCTAACATACAAGCTCAAGCAGCTGCTCAAGCAGAGACAGCAGAAAGAACTGCTATGGCAGAAGTACAAAAACAAGAAGCATTAGCGCAAACTACTCTACAAATTGAGCAAGGTAAATCTCAGTTTGAAATACAACGTATGGAAAGAGAAGCTGAAATTAAAAGACAACTCATGCAAATTGAGTTTGACTTTAATATACAGCTAACTAAAGCTAAAGGTGAAGCTGAAAGGCAAAAAGAAACTTTTATTGAAGATCGTAAAGATAAAAGAGCTAAGATTATAGGTACTCAGCAAAGCCAAATGATAGATCAAAAGAAAAATGATTTATTACCAACAAACTTTGAATCCGCTGGTAATGACAACTTAAGTGGATTTGGACTAGAGCAATTTGCTCCACAATAATTTTTTATTAACTATTATATTATATTATGTCAAAAAAAGAAAAAGTAGACCTACCTGTAGACGAAAAAAAGGAAGGTTTAAAAGTAAAAAAGAAACCAGGTAGACCTAGAAAAATAGGTGAAAAAACGCCTGAAGTAGTAAAACTAGACTTAACTAAAAAAGAAGAAGATGCCGTTCAAGAGCCAGAAACAACGAAAGTTGTGTTACAGTCTGATGAGAAGAAAGAAGAACAAGTCGTGGGATTGCAAGAAGTGGGAAAAGCACACGAAGAAGAAAAACCTACCGAAGAAGTTAAACAAGAAATAGTATCACCTATATCTGAAATAACAGAAGAAGAAGTAAAAGAAGAGACTAAAGAAGTAACACAAGAACTAAAAGAAGCAGTAAGAGATGAAAAAGTAATAGGTAAGCCATTACCTGAAAACATCGAAAAACTAGTTTCTTTTATGGAAGAAACAGGTGGTAGTGTAGAAGATTATGTTAGACTTAATGCTGATTATTCTAATATAAATGAAGATGTTTTACTAAGAGAATATTATAAACAAACTAAACCACATTTAGACAGAGAAGAAGTTGACTTCATATTAGAAGATAACTTTTCTTGGGATGAAGATGTGGATGATGAGCGAGGTATAAAGAAAAAGAAACTCGCTTATAAAGAAGAAATTGCTAAAGCTCGTAATTTTCTGGAGCAAACAAAGAGTAAATACTACGACGAAATCAAGTTGAGACCCGGCGTAACTCAAGAGCAACAGAAAGCAATGGACTTTTTCAATAGATATAACAAAGAGCAAGACATAGCTAATAAACAACATCAAGAGTTTCAGCAAAGAACTAATAAAATGTTCTCTAACGATTTCAAAGGTTTTGAATTTAATGTTGGAGAAAAACGTTTTAGATACGGAGTTGCTAATCCTCAAGAAGTTGCTAAAAGCCAATCGAACCTCTCTCATTTTGTTAAGAAGTTCTTAAACGAAGATGGAAGTGTAAAAGATCATGTTGGTTATCATAAAGCTATTTATGCAGCAGAAAATGCTGATACTATTGCTAATCATTTCTATGAGCAAGGCAAAGCCGATGCTGTTAGAGATATAAACGCAAAATCTAAAAACATTAATTTGACTTCGCAGACGCCTGCTGGAGGAGATATAATGCTTGGGGGATTAAAAGTAAAAGCAATATCTGGTGTTGATAGTTCTAAGTTAAAAATACAACGCAAAATAAAAATAAATAAATAAAAACAACAACATGCCTATTTCAAATTTATCTGGGGGAGCATTTCCTCCCTCATTAAAGCCAATGCCGAAAAAGCAGGTAGTTCAAGATAATTATATTGATTTTCATGACTCTAGCTTTTCAACTTGGACACAACAATATCTACCTGAGCTTTATGAGCAAGAAGTAGAAAGATACGGAAACCGAACTTTAGGTGGTTTCTTGAGAATGGTTGGCGCTGAAATGCCAATGACATCAGACCAAGTAATTTGGACTGAACAAAATAGATTACACATTGCTTATGACAAAGTAACTGTATCACAAGTAGGTACTTTCCCTAAGTTTAGAGTTGTTATTACTAGCACTGGTAACCCAGCTTCATCTGGTATTAGAGTTGGTAATACTATTTTAATCTCTGACAATTCTACTGGTTTAGTAACTTTAAAAGCTTTAGTACTTAGCAATACTGCTAACTCTACTACTGATGGTTACACTTTAGAGTGTCATGCTTATGAAGGTTCTGCTTTAGCCGCAGGGTTGTTAGGATCAGAAGCTTGTAACTTGTTTGTATATGGTTCTGAATTTCCAAAAGGAAGTGACGGAATGAAGCAAGCTCTTACTCCTGTACCTACAACTTATGAAAACAGCCCAATTATTTTAAAAGATAATTTTGAAATAGCTGGATCTGATGCTGCTCAAATAGGTTGGATAGAAGTGGCTACAGAAGAAGGTACTTCAGGATATATGTGGTATTTAAAAGCTGAGTCTGAAACAAGACTAAGATTTGATGATTACTTAGAAATGAGTATGGTTGAGTCTGAGAAAAATGCTAATGCTGCTAACTTCCCAACTGGCGCTGCTCAGTTTACTCCTGGAAGTTCACAAGCTATTAAAGGATCTGAAGGTCTATTTGCTGCTGTAGAAGCTAGAGGTAATGTATACTCTGGATTTTCTGCTCCTACTTCTGGTGGTTCTGGTGCTTTAGCTGATTTCGACACTATACTTCAACAACTAGACAAGCAAGGTGCTATTGAAGAAAACATGTTATTCTTATCGAGACAAACTGCTCTTGATTTTGATGATATGATTGCTGCTGTCAATGGCGGTTATGCTACTGGCGCTTCTTACGGTCTATTTGACAATGAAGAAGATATGGCATTAAATTTTGGTTTTTCAGGATTTAGAAGAGGTTCTTATGACTTCTACAAAACTGACTGGAAATACTTAAATGATGCTACTACTAGAGGATTATCTAAAGAGATTGATGGTGTAATGGTACCAGCTGGAACTACTACAGTATACGATCAAATGTTAGGTATTAACATTAGACGTCCTTTCTTACACGTAAGATATAGAGCTTCTGAAACAGAAGATAGAAGATACAAAACTTGGATCACTGGATCTGTTGGAGGTGCTTATACTTCTGATTTAGATACAATGAGAGTTAACTTCTTATCTGAAAGATGCTTAGTAACTCAAGCTGCTAACAACTTTGTATTATTCAAAGGAGCTTAATAGCTGTTTAAAATAAAAGATCCCGCTTCGGCGGGGTCTTTATTAATTATTATATTATATTATATTATGGAAGAAACAAAATCAAAAAAGGCTACAGTTAAAAAAGCTGCGCCTGTAGAAAAAAAGCCAGTTGATACCTGGGAATATAAAGATAGAAATTATTATCTAATAGGAAACAAAACGCCTTTAACTCACACTATACCTAGTAGACATTCTAGTCGTTATCCTTTAGTATGGTTTGATCCAGAAAAAGGTTATGAAAGAGAGTTAAGATATGCTACAAATCAAAAATCTGTTTTTGTAGACGAACAAAAAGGAGAATCAACATTAAAACATGTTGTATTTGATAAAGGCCACTTACATGTTCCTAAAGAAAAAAGAAACTTACAAGAGTTTTTAAGTAAACATCCTCACAACAATATATTGTTTAAAGAGTTTGATCCAGTTGTACAAGCTGAAGATGAATATGAAAATTTAGAAATAGAGTTAGAAGCAATGACAACTGCTATGAGTATGGACATAGATCATCTAGAAGCTATATTAAGAGTAGAACAAGGATCATCAGTAAATGATCTTAGCTCAAAAGAACTGAAAAGAGATGGTTTAATGTTCGCTAAGAAAAACCCTTCTTTATTTTTAGATTTAGCTAATGATGAGAATGTTGTATTAAGAAACTTTGCAATAAACGCTACTGAAGTAGGTTTATTAACTTTATCACAAGATCAAAGAACTTTCTTGTGGGGTAGTAACCAAAGAAAATTAATGACAGTACCTTTTGACGAAAATCCATATTCAGCTATGGCTGCTTGGTTTAAAACTGATGAAGGTATAGAAGTTTATAGATCAATAGAGAAAAAACTTAAATAACAAGTGATTATAATTTAGGGTGGTTCACGCCACCCTTTTTTTTAAAAATATTAAAATGGCAATAAGCGTAAATAAAGTATATCAAACTGTATTACTTATTTTAAATAAAGAGCAAAGAGGTTATATGACGCCTGAGGAATTTAATAAAATAGGTACGCAAGTGCAAAGAGAAATATTTGAAAAATATTTTGAAGACTTAAATCAATACGCTAGATCGCCTCAAAGTGATATAGACTATGGCAATAGGCTAATGAACCTAAACGAAAAAATGAATATATTTAAACGTGATGGCAATGCAGCTTATGTGTCTGGTGACAATAACTTTACACTACCAACTGGTACTCACATAATAGGATCTGTTACATATGAAGAAAATAACAGACTACCAGTTGAAATGCAAAGAGTAGATAGAGGAGAGTTTTACAATTTAAGATTATCTCCACTAGTAACTCCAAGCGAACAATTTCCAATATACTTATTAGAAGAAAATAAATTAAAAGTATATCCAGATATTATAAATACAAAAGCAAACGCAGGTACTGCAAATGTAGCTGTTCAACATATTAAAGTTCCAGAAGATGTCAACTGGGCTTATACGGTAGGTAACTTAGGTCAATTTATATACAACTCAAGCACTCCACCTACTGTTGACTTTGAATTACATAACTCTGAATTTACAGAAGTAGTATTATCTATATTACTATATGCTGGTATAGTTATAAGAGATCCTCAAATAGTGCAAGCTGCATCAGGACAATTACAAGCTGATAGAGTAAATCAAAAACAATAATAGATGAGTTTAATTAATCAAACTAACGAAGAGTACTACGCTGGTGAAAAAATAGTAGCTGTAACAACTACACCTCAAAGTGTGTTTACATCTACATTTGAAGTTAAATTACAAACAGAATCAACTACAGCACCGGCTAATTTTGATTTAAAAGTAAGTACGGATGGTGGAAATACATTTAATGATTATACAGGTACTATAGTATCTGTCGTTAATAATAATACAGTAACACCACCTTATAATACTCAAACTATAACTGTTAATCCAGCTGTTCCAGCTACTGCCGATACACTAGTTAGAATAGGTTTAAAAGCTACAGCTCTTTGGAATAACTATGGAAGTTATGAATATATAAAACTTAATGATATAGTAAATAACTTTTTAATAGCTTACACTGGTGTTGGTAAATTAATACCATTGGTTAAAAGAACTGATGTTATATTTCACGCTAAAAGAGGTTTACAAGAATTTAGTTATGATACTTTAAATAGTATAAAAGCTATGGAGCTAGACTTGCCTCCAAGTATGTCTATAATAATACCTCAAGACTATGTTAATTATGTTAGGATGTCTTTTGTAGACGAACTAGGCGTATTGCACCCTATATATCCAGCTAATAATTTAACTACTGACCCAACGTCTGTACCTTTACAAAATGGTGACGGTACATTTATTCAAGATCAATATGGATCAAATACTGAAGCTGATCAATCTATAACTAGAACTAGATGGAAAGATGCTAACGACAGGTTAATAAATGGCGCTTATCAAGAATATTACTATAATGCTAACGTTTATAACTGGAGTTGGAGAAAAGAGTCTTATGGAAGAAGATATGGCTTAGATCCAGTAACTTCTCAAAGCAATGGTTGGTTTAACATAGATAAAAGAAAAAATATAATATCTTTTTCTAGCGACTTAAAGGATAGACTTATAATATTAGAATATATATCAGATGGTTTATCTTCAGATCTTGATACTAAATTACCTAAAATGGCTGAAGAAGCTATGTATATGCATATAGCTTATTCTATATTAGCTGGTAGAGCTGGAGTGCCAGAATATGTAGTTCAAAGGTTTAAAAGAGATAGATCAGCTCAACTTAGAAATGCTAAAATACGTTTAAGTAATATGAAGCTAGGTGAAATGATACAAAACATGAGAGGCAAATCAAAATGGATAAAGCATTAAGATGGCAGAAGTAAGAAATGTATTTGTCAAGTCTAAAATGAATAAAGACTTAGATGAAAGACTTTTACCTCCTGGTGAATACAGAGATGGCAGAAATATATCTGTTAATAAAAGTGAAGGTCCTGATGAAGGTGTTGTTGAAAATATTATAGGTAATAATCTATATTCTAATTTTAACTTTGGTGCAGACGTAGAAATAATAGGTGCATATGTCGATACTGATAGAGATAGAATATTTATATTTGCCACTAATCATTCTGACGGTTCGCCAACTCAATTAGATGCTAGAGCAGTTGGTAATGTAGATACAGTATCAGGAAGATTTACAAAAAGTGCTGTTTGTGTTATAGCATATATAGAAGGACCTACATCTTCTAATGGCAATGTGCCTAAATTTGATAAACTAGTTGAAGGAGTGTTTTTAAATTTTTCTAAAACGCACCCTATGCTTGGTATAGATATGATAGAAGATTTGTTATTTTTTACTGATAATAGAAATCAACCAAGAAAAATAAATGTACAAACAGCAATAGGAGCTTCTGCTACTAGTCCAGAGCCTTATTATACAACTGAAGATCATATATCTGTAGCTAAATTTGCTCCTGTAGAGCCTATAAACTTTATACATAAAGTAGGTGGAGCTTGGGTATCTGGTTTAATAGATGAAACAAGCGAGTATTTACCTGCTAATTCTACAGGTATATTTAGTTCAGCTGGAACACCTGGTCAAATTATATGTAGTGCTAATATACCTCAGCTAGCTTCTTCTTTAAATAACACTGTTAGATTTAAAAATTTAAATTTTCCTGAATTAGGTTATTTCTTAATGACAAATTTTACTAGTAATTCACCTGCTACTTTTACTTATAAATACCCTATTAATTCTAATAATACAGCTGCTCAATCTTATGCTGCAGCTATAGAGGCTGCAAAAAGTTTTTCTGGGTATGACAATAGCAATAATCCCAAAAGATATCCGTTTGCCGCCGGTGATGTGTTACAGTTTGAAAGACAAAACCCTTTGTATGATGCTTCTTATTCAGGTGATAAAGAATATTTAAGAAATAAATTTGTAAGATTTAGCTATAGGTTTAAATATGACGATGGTGAATACTCTTTGATGGCGCCATTTACTCAACACGCTTTTATACCTAAACAATTTGGTTATATACTAGACAGTCCATACCAAGCTAGTGGGCCTAACCAAATGAAAAGAGATGAAAAAGACATAGCTGAAAGTGGAATAAATAGATTAATGGAAAACCAAGTTACATCGATAAAGCTAAGGTTGCCAATGCCTAATTTAGTAACTGGAGTTCAAGCTCAAAAATCAGTTTTTAAAAAGTTTTTTAAAGTAAAAACTATACAAATTTTATTAAAAGAATCTGATGGTTTAGCCATCAAAGTAGTAGACGAGATAGATGTGAATGATGTAAACGGCACTGATAAGTTTTATGAGTATGATTATAAATCTGAAAAACCGTTTAAAGTTTTACCAGATGCAGACGCTACTAGAGTTCATGATAAAGTACCTATAAGAGCTTTAGCTCAAGCTGTTAGTGGTAATAGAGTTATATATGGTAATTTTATAGAGAAAAACGAATCACCTGACTTCTTACAATTTGATATAAGTGTAACGGATAAACCTGATAATACAGCTACTGTGTTTGATCAAAAAGAATATCCTAACCACACTTTAAAGCAAAATAGATCTTATAAAGTTGGTGTAGTATTAGTTGATAGATATGGTAGGTCTTCTAACGTTATATTAAGAAAGCCTAATTCTTCTGTGTCTATTGGTGGTGAATCATCTTCTATATATGCTCCATATGAAAACTTAACTAATGGCACTTTAAACTGGCCGGGTAATAATTTAAATATATTATTTAACAACACAATACCAGTAAATAAAACAAGTACTTATCCAGGTATTTTTTCAATAAATAACCCTTTAGGGTATTATAGTTATAAAGTAGTTGTACAACAAAAAGAACAAGAGTATTATAATGTATACGTGCCTGGTGCATGTTCTGGAAAAATAACTTTTAAAGGTGAAGCTGGAACACAAACTAATTTTCCAACATACCCAAGAGCTAATACCACTACAAATATAGTATTATACGGAGATAATATAAACAAAGTTCCAAAAGAACTAGCTGATGTTGGTCCAACTGAAGAAATATATGGTAGTGAAACTTTACTTTATCCTAGAGTAGCTACTAGATATATAGTAAACGCTAGTAACAATCCTACAGCTTACAAACCAGCTTTATCAAGTTCTGAATCTTCTCAAATAAGAGAACTTAATGAATTCACTGTAAGTTCAATAATGTCTTTTAATGACTTAGGCGCTTGGGTTGGTGATAGAAATAAAGCTCCAAGTGGTTCTTCATATCCTCACGATGGAACAAACTACATAGATCCATTATATTTAGAAGGTTCACATAACCCATTTGTTGCTCAATTAGCTACTAATTTTTTAGTAGGTTTTGCACCAGCAACTCAAGAAGGAATACAACAAGGCAATACTCAATTACCACCTAGTTTTTCTAAAAATTTAAATGTTTTTGAAACAGATCCTGTAGTGTCTAAAATAGATATATTTTGGGAAAGTAGTTCTGCTGGACTTATATCTGATTTAAATAGCGAAATAGAAAGTGGTACAGCTGGACTACCTGTAGGTATAAGTGAACCTAACTTTAACATGTTAGAATCTTTAACTCCAGGTGTAAGTGCTTGGGTTTCAAATACATTTGATATAATTGACGATACTGGTAGTGCTATAGCGGGTGCTACAGCTACCATGGAAGTAACTAACGGTAATAACTCTGTTGTAAACATATTTGAACTAGAAGAAAGCCCAGCCGCTCCTTCTTATAGAATTAGATATAATCCTACTGATGCTAGTATTTATTATGGTTCTGATGCTAATTTTAGAACTTTTAATTTTAAAATAACATCAACTAATTCAAGTGGTGCTATAAATGTTTCTAATCATGAAATGCTACTGAGCAATGTTGCTCCTACTTTTACCATACCTACAAATGGTGTTGGTACAAAAGCATATTTATATCCAGGTGAAAGCGGCTTTCCATCAGGACAACAAGGAGCTATTGACAATCCATTTCCTATATTTACTTTTAATCCTTCAGCTAGTAATCCTCAACCTGGATCATCACTAGGTAGTTTTAATATGTTCACTGATATAGTTAATGGTAGTGGAAGTACTGTAGGAAACGTTAACACAGAGGAAACAGTTTTAGTTCAAGATGGCTCTGTAGCTTCTAGAGTTTTGTTTCAATTATCTACAGTAACACCAATAACTACTATAAAAGTTACTTCAAGTTTGAATGACTTGCAATATTACGGTAGTAGAAATGACGATACAGGAGCACCAGGCGTGGGTATATATTTATTAAAAGTTTATGCTGTTGATGCTAATCCTATAGGTATTAAAACATTTTATTCTGCATATTTTCAAATACAATAATAATGGGGTATAGATTAAATGTTAAATATTACAACTCTTTTTGGTTAAAGAAAACTATATATGTAGGTAGCTTGCCTAATCCAACAGCAGGCCAGCCTGATCCAAATAGAGGAGGTTATGGTTCTAATTTTCCAGGGCTGCCATGGAATCCAACAGACTTTCCAACGTTTCCATCTGGCGCAGGCGATAGTCAAAATAGTAACTATGATGAAGTAGAAAACTGGTTTATAGAAGAATCAAGGTATCAAGGTGGATTTAACGATGTTTCTACTGATTATGGTGCGAAAGCTTACTTAAAAGAAGATAATAACTCTCAAGAGTATAGGCCAAATGCTTTGATATACTCAGGTGTTTATAATTCTAGAACTGGATTAAACGACACTAATGTATTTTCTGTAGGTGAAGCGATAACTAGAGCTGTTGATCCTCATCAAGGTAGTGTTCAAAAACTTTATGCAGAAGATACTAACTTAATAGTGTTTCAAGAAGATAAAGTAAATAGAGCTTTAATTGATAAAGATACTTTATATACTTCTGAAGGTGGTACACAGACATTGCCTCAAGGTGTTGTTATAGGTCAATTAACTCCATATAAAGGTGAATTTGGTATTAGTAAAAACCCAGAGTCATTTGCTGTATATGGATTTAGAAAATATTTTGCAGATAAAGATAGAGGTTCTATAATGAGATTATCATATGATGGTATGACAGAAATATCTGAGTATGGTATGTCTAACTTTTTTAGAGATCAATTAAAAAATATAAGTGAGATACAGCAGCCTGTTGATTTTGTTAAAACTTCTAATGGGCAGTTTTCTACGCCAAGTGGTGGTTTACCTGATCCTAAATGGGTTAGATTAACCACATCGTCTAGTGATGTACCTACAGGCGCTGCTTTAATAGTAGCTGGAATTGAATACCCAACATACGTTACAGCTGTGGAAGCTGACTATGTTTATTTAACTAGTCACTATAATGACAATGCTAATAATCCTATAACAAACGGAACTGTTATTACTTTTAGAACTTATATAAAAGATAAAATACAAGGTGCTTGGGATATATATGATAGAAATTATGTTGTGTCTTTACAGCAAGAATCTCAAAGTGATTATCATACTTTATCTTTTGATGAAAGTGTTTTAGGTTGGCCAACTTTTTATACTTATAGACCTGGTGAAATGTTTAGCTTGAAAAATACTTTTTTCTCAACTAACTCAGGTGAAATATATCAGCATTATTTTGAAGGTAGTAGCAATAATAGAAATACATTTTATGGTGTCACTTCTAAGTCTTCAATAACATTTGTTTTTAATCCAGCGCCTAATATTAGCAAAAACTTCTTAACGGTAGGTTATGAAGGTAGCAATGGTTGGCAAGCTGAAAGTTTTATATCTGACTTACAAGGATTACAAGAGGTGCCTAGCAACTATGTTAATCCTAATACAGCTAATCCATCATATGTAAATTATAATGATAGTAGTGTAATAGTAAATAGTTACTATGAAGGTGCTTACGATAGCCAAGGAAATGAATATCCTGCAGCATTAACAGAGCCTATATTTAGAGCTGGTTTCCATTTAAAAGAAGGTAAGTACGTAGCTAACTTAAAAAGTAATAGCTCTACTAGAGCTGGTGAAGTTGTGTTTGGCCCTGATGCTTATGGTGGTTATCCAACAAGTGGTATTAAAGGATATGTGGCTACGGTTAAATTATCTACAGACGCTAGTACTAATCCAGGTGGACAAAAACAAATATTCGCAGCCTTCACTAATCAAGTAACATCGTCTAATTAAATTAAATTGAATATACGTAGACTTACAGACAAAGACTGGGATACGTTAGTATCTTGGTGGAGTAATTGGCCTAAATGGCAAGCTCCAGTAAAAGATTTTTTACCAGAAGATGGTAAGGGTGGTTTAATAGTTGAAAAAGATAATAAGCCTATAGTGGCTGGATTTATCTATTTAACTAATTCTAAGACAGCTTTATTAGAATGGATAGTATCTAATCCTAAATATAGAGAAGCTGACAGAAAACAAGCTATAGAGCTTCTCATAACAGGAGCTGAAAACCTTGTTAAATCACTTGACTATAAATATTTATTTGCAGTAATGCAACATAAAGGACTAATTGAAACACACGAGAAACTAGGGTGGAATAAAGATCCAAAACCCTCATATGAATTAACTAAAGTATTGTAATATGGCAGTAACAACAAGTTTAGCAATAGCAGCAGGTGTAGCGGCAACTACTAAATTAGTAAATGCACAGATGCAGAAAAATGCAGCTAAAGAACAACAAGAACAGCAAGCAACAATAGCTAATGATAAAAAATTAGCTATAGAAGAGCTAGAAAAAAATAGGCAAGAAGTTATTAATCCGTATGAAAATATGGCTAATGAATTTGAAAATATAGGAGTTGCTACACAAGCTTCTAAGTTTCAAGCTGAAGAAGCTGACATTGCTTTAGCTAATACTTTAGATACTATAATGCAAACAGGTGGAGGCGCTGGTGGTGCTACTGCTTTAGCAAGAGCTGCTTTAGAATCTAAGCGTGGTATATCTGCTGATATACAAAAACAAGAACAAGCTAATAACCAAGCAAGAGCTGAAGGCGCTAATCAAGTTGCTCAATTAAAAGCTCAAGGCGAAGCTTATAAGTTTGAATCACAAGAAGCTAGAGATAATGCTCAGTTAAATAGATTACAAGCTCAACAAGATCAAGCACAGTATTTAGAGCAACAAGCTAGAAATGTTAAAGTGGCTGCTAATCAAGACATGTTAGGTGCTGTTGGAGGTGCTGTAGGCGGTATGTTTGATCCATCAAGCATGGTTAGAGGTGGTAAAACCTTTGGTCAAGACTTAACAGCAGGTAAAATATTCGGTTAAAATATAAATTATGGCAAAAAGATATTCAGGAGTTAAATACGGCGGTAGTAGAGGCAGAGGTGGTTCATATGAAAATCCACAATTAATAACTAACCAGCAGTTCGATGCTTATTTATCTAGTAGACCTAGTGTAGCACAAGAGATGGACCAAATGGTAGCATCTGTAGTTGCTAATAACAAATTAGAAAGAGCTAAACAAGAGAAATTATTTGCAGAACAAAATTTAGAGCAAAAAACTATGTTTGATAAAGTAGCTGGTATAAAAGAAACTGGCTATGGTAATTTTGACAAAAGCATGAATGAGTTTTTTGATGCTCAAACTGAAAAATATTTTAAAATAAAACAAGGCATTAAAGATGGTACAGTTCCTCAGATGGAGGGTAATAGAGCTTTATCATATTTAAATAATCAAGTAACTCAATTTAAAGATGCTGTTATACCTATAATGGCACAAACAAAAGCTTTAGCTGAGGCATTAAAAATACCGCCAGGGCAACCAGGTGCTATTAGTTCTAGAGTGCCAACTGCTCAGCAAGAAGTATTATTAGAGCTACAGCAAGGAGGTAATGTGAAGTTAGTTGATAATGACGGAGAGTTAGTTTTATTTAGACCAGGTGGTGATGGCAAAGAACCAGCTATGGTAAATGTAAATGAATTATTACAACTAGAAAATAGTGGTATAAAGTATTTTGAAACAGTACCTGATTTATCTGAATCATTAAAAAGCGTTTATGATAATACTGTAAAGCCTGGAGGTAAAGATAATGCTGATTTAGTAATGTTTGAAACTAAAAGAGTAGGAGATCAAGAAGTTACAGTTAAATATATGACGCCTGAGCAAAGACAAAAAGCTGCACAATCAATGGTAAAATCTAATCAGTTTAAAGGAATACTAGATGATGATACTCGTATGAAGAGTGTTTGGGCTGATATGATGGGTAAAGACACGGATTGGATGGTATTTCCGCCTAATGCAACTGCTGATCAAATCAAGGCAATGACTCAAAAACAGAGAGATGAAGCTGCTTTATTTTTAGCTAATAAATCTTTAGATGATAATGCTGCTGCAGATGGTGTAGAAACTATAGTAGGTAGAAAAAAATATGAAGCTCCTAAACCTCAAACATCTGGCACTTCTAAAGAAAATGTTTTAAGACTAGAAACTAAAGAGCAAATAGCAACTTATGGAGATGATTATGAGGCTATGACTCTAGAAGCTGACAGTTATGTAGGTAACCCACGAGCTGTTATTGATAGATACGAGTTCTATAGCGGAGGATTGAAAGATTATAAAACTAAAGAAGAAATACTAGAAGAAGACCCAGATTTTAAAGATGCTGACAAACTAAAAGATGATAGAATATACTTTGTAGTAGATGAGGAGGGCAATATAAATCCAAATGTTTATAAAGAAACTTCTAATCTTCAAGACGTAGTTGAAATATTCGCAATAGGTAAAGGTTTAAATGATGCTGCCATACAACAATTAAAAAAGAAGTATCCAGTTAAAAAAAGAGTAGTACAACCAAATAACGAAGCACCTAAAGATTATGCGGCTGAAGTAGCTAGCAAAACCACTACAACTGAAGATGAAACTAAAAAAGCAACAGGAGCTACATCTGATACTTCTAGATTCCCTTCACCAGGTTTAAAGTAAATTAAATTATGCCAAAAATATACACAATGATGGATTCTACAGGTCAACTGTGGAATAACATTAATGAAGATTTATTACCGCAGTTTATGCAGGATTATCCTGAAGCTACAACAGTAAGCGTTGAAGATGACGAGCCTGTACAATTAGAGCAACCATCAATTGAAATAGACTCAGATCCTAATAAAAAGTATAGAGATAAATTACAAAAAGATTTATCTGGTTATGATCCAGTAAAAGAAATATTAGTTAAAACTTATGAAGATTTACCTACTGAAACTAGGATGAAGTTAACTGATAAAGATGCTAAAATAGCTGCTACAGGTAATTTGCAAAACATAAGTGATCAAGGTAAAAGAATTATATTAACAGACTATACTTTTCCAAGTGGATGGACAGGTAATAAAGATTTTAATGGTTTTATAGAAGTTAATAAACAAGCTAAAGAAACTTTTGGATTAGATGAATCATCTGAATATGACTCTAAATTAAATAAATATAATCAAGATCTTAATAACGCTTTACTTAATGTAAAAGAAGGTGAAATACCTACAAACATATTAGATGGAGATTTAGGTGCTAAAATAGTAGGGCATGAAGAAGAGCAAGTATATAAAACTTTAAACAAACTTTATGGTAGTTTTGGTTTTGAGTTTGAAGAAACTGGACTAGGTGACAATATAAAAGTATATGCACCTAATGGTCAGGCAACTGAAATATCTTTAGACAACTGGACTAACGCTGGAGACAAAGAGCAAGCAAGTAAGTTAAAAAGTTTTCTAGATTTAAACAAAGGAGAATATAAGCCTAAAAACTTAAAAGAAATAGCTACTATAATAGATGGTGATCTAGATGCCGCCGCTATAGAAAAAATAGCAAAAGATAAAGCTGGAGAAGGTGAATGGGACTGGTTAAAAAACTGGTATAAAGAAGATAAGCTTTCAGCTGAAACTATAAGAAAATTTGACGCTGCTTACGATGAAGATGTAGTTAAAGAAGAATCTCAAAAACTAAATAATAGTTTAATAAGTATAAATAAGCAGATGGCTGAAAATCAAGCTGCTGTTAATACTTATAAAAAAGATGTTGCTTTATTAGAAGATGAAATTAAAAACGGTAATTTAACGCCACAAGAGATTGAAGCAAGAAGAACTGCGCTACTTCAAACACAAACAGAATTAGTAAGTACAGGTAATAATATACAGAATATATATGAAAAAGAAATAAAACCTTTACAAGCTCAACTACAAGTAGTTAATGCTAAGAAATACGTAGTAGAATCTGAAAAAGGAAATATAGCTGGAATAACTGGTAACACTGTTTTAGGTGTTGTAGATAAAATATCTACTTATTTTAGTTCTGGCATGTTAGCATTGAAAGAAGATGATATAAAAGAATATTGGGAAGGTAACGAAGAACAAGCTAAAAAAGCTTTACAAAGAGAAGCTAAGTTAGCAATATCTAATATAAAAGATAAATATGGAGCCGACGTTACTAATGAATATGAGCAAGAATTTAATGCTACTGTATTAGGCGGAGTTTATACTTCTATGGTTGAAATGGGTAGCATGATGTTAGCTGCTGGCTTAACTGGCACAGGACCAGTTGGTTATGGAGCTATGATGGGATTATCAATTGCTGGTGGTGAAATGGAAGAGATGTTAGGTGAAGATTTTGACGGCCTTTCAATGAAAGAAAGATTTTTATTTGCAACTACTGTAGGTACTGTTAATGGTCTTTTAGAAGCAGCAGGTGCTAAGTTTGGTAAAATATTTGGAGGAGGTAAAAACCCAGTAACAAACTATGTTAAGAAAGATGTAGTAGGTAAAGTATTTAGTAGATTAGCTGGTAAAAACTTTACAAGAGCTGCTATAACTAAAGCCACTGATGAAATAATTAAAGAAGGCGTAGAAACAGGTATATATGCTTTAGGTAAAGCTGGTTTAAGAGCTGGAATATCTGAAGCTGGAACAGAAGCAGCACAGGAAGTTGCTACTAGAGGCATGAAACAAGTTGTTAACATGTTGAAAGAAGATGAGGTGTTTGACAAAGCTGCTAATGAAATAACTCTTAGTAACATAACTAGAGCTGGTGCTATGGGATTTTTAGCTGGTGGACCTATTGGAGTTATATCTGCTGGCAGCAGAGCTGCAAAGTCTAAATCAATTGATAAAATTTCTAATGCTCAATATAAATTAGCTAAAACATTTACTCTTAATCCTGAGTTTCAGAAAATGTATTCTGAAAATTTACAGCTTAGAGTTTTGGATCCTAATAACTCCATGACTAAAGAAGCTGCTGAAGCTCATTTAAGAGATTTAAAAGAGCAGGGTGGCATGATGAGAGAGTTGGACGATATGAGTTTAACTATAGAAGGAGAAAAGCAAGCTTTTAAACTGTTAGATAAGAAAAGATCTTTACAAAAACAAATTGATAAAGCTACTGATAAAGCTATAGTTAAAAAACAAAGAGAAGATATAACAGCTATAGACAAACAATTAGAAGCTATTAGTTTAGAATATAACTTTGAAACAGCATTTGAAGCTGGTCTTGAAGTAGCTAGACAAAGAACTTTAGAAAGTGAAAAACAATTTCAAGAGTTTGATAGCTCAGAAGATTTTGAAGCCAAAATGAAAGAGCTAGGCCAACAAGATGATGCTGGCTTTAGAGGAACTTCTGGTTATATAGATAATGACGGTAATATTTATATAAATAGAGAAGCTGCTAAAAATCTTAGAGATATTTCAGTTGGACAACATGAACTACTTCACGGTGTGGTTGGTAAACAAATAGGTAATGTGGCTCCTGAAACTGTACAAGGATTTAAAGATTCCTTAACAAACAAAGAGTTAGAAGTAGTAGAAAAAAGATTAAAAGAAGCTTACGGAGTTACTAACGTAGAAGACGCTAATGCAGAAGAATATTTCAATGCTTTAGTTGATGGAGTTGTTAAAGGAGATATTGTATACGACGAGAATGTATTTACTAAAATAGGTAATTTTATAGTTGAAAACATATTAAGACCTATGGGATTTTCTAATGCTCAACTAGGCTTTAAAGATGGTAGACAAGTTTATAACTTTGTTAAAGATTATGCTAAGCAATCTAAGCGTATAGCTGAAGGACAACAAGAAGGTTTTGAAGGTGAAGTAGGAGATATAGTAGCAGAAGGTACTGCAGGTAGAACTATTGGAGCTAGAAGTGTACAAGATATAAATGCTACTGATTTAGCAGCACAGTATAAAGACGGAACTATAGACTCAGATAATATAACTAATTTCATAGAACAATACCACAAGTTAGGATTAAGAGCTATGAAGTTTGACACATCAAAAGGTGATATTGCTAGAGATGAAGCTATAAGTTTTTTAAATAAAGAATTTGAAAGTGTCGTAAGAAAC